GACCATAGACAAGGTCAAGGCAATGGTAAATGACAACCAATGAGGCAAAAGGACTAATCGAATATCCAGTAGCATTTGCTCATCTTCTAGGATACAACCTCCTGGAGGGTATCCATAACGAATGGATAAAGACCTTGCTTTGGAGGGATGAAGATTACACACTCCAGGCTCATAGGGATTCATATAAGACAACTTGTTTGATCGTGGCGGTTACGATGGCTATGATTCTCCGCACCGACTTGACTATTCTGCTCCTACGCAAGGAGAGTGGTTCAACGGTTGAGTTTGTAAGGGCGGTCAAGAAGAACCTCCAATCGGATATTGCCCAATCCTTTTCAATGGCTGTCAACAAGAAGCCTATCCAACTGATCAAAGATACCCAAACGGAAATCCATACCAACCTTTTCACTGACCAAGGTAGCAAAGAATCCCAACTGGTAGCAGATGGCATACGATCATTCGCTATCACTGGAAAGCACTTCAAGAGAATCTACACAGATGATATTGTTACTTTGAAAGACCGCATTTCAAACGCTGAGAGAATCCAGACTGATAATGTGTATCAAGAATTACAGAATATCCGAACCAAGGGCGGGGTGATACTCAACACCGGAACTCCCTGGCACAAACAGGATACCTTCAGACTCATGCCAAAGCCGGAGACATTCACTATCTACGACACTGGCTTATTCGATGAAGCAGGGATACTCAAGAAGAAGCAGAGCATGACCGCTTCCTTGTTCTCCGCCAACTATGAATTGAAGCACGTAGCCGATGAAGATTGCTTATTCCCTAACCCGAAATATGAGAAGTATCCTTACGTTGATGGAATCGCCCATATAGACGCATCGTATGGTGGAGCGGATACCACAGCTCTGACAATCATGTGCAAGCATGACGGCAAGCTATACGCATTTGGGAAGGTCTGGCCTACGCACGTGCAGAACCATTATAGCGAGATTGTTTCATTGCTCCAGAGGTATAAGGCTGGAACGCTCTACATGGAACGCAACGCCGATAAGGGGTACCTGGCTAAAGAGTTCGGGCAGATGTGGCCGAACATCTCAACGTACTCGGAGCACATGAACAAGCACATCAAGATTAGCACCCATTTGAAATCCTCATGGGATAATATATACTGGGCACCAGAGACAGACCCTGAATACATCGAGCAGATCGTGGACTATCAAGAAAACCAAGGGCACGATGATGCACCCGACTCGGCAGCGTGTGCAGTACAGCGTTTGGAGAAAGGCACTTACTCGGTAGGGAGATAGCATGGACGGAAAGACGATAAAAGAACTGATTGACGGCTACACCTCAACGAACATTTACAGGCAGATGCAGTTGTATTACGACCTGTACATGAAGCGGAACCCAAACCTCATGGAGCGTATCAGACAAAGAGAGCTGAAGAGACGCACCCCAAACTGGTGTGTGCCGACCGCCTATTTTAGCACAGTCATTGACACGCACGCAGGCTATCTCTTTTCCAACGTGCAGTACGATAGCAAGAATGACGAATATGAAGCACACCTGCAAGAAATCCTTGACGCTAATAACGTGAGCGTGAAGGACATGAAGGCAGGGCTTAATGCTTTGACCTTCAATCGGGCGTATGAGCTTGTGTACACTGTTGGCGATGGGGAGAACCTTAAGGGTACGCAGATAAAGTTTGCACCGCTTGACCCTCTCAGCGTTGTTCCGATTTACTCCGATACCATAGAGCCGGAGATTATCGCTGTTGTGTGGTTCCGTGAGAGCAACGGCGCAAAGCTGGCTGATTACATTACCGCCACCGAGTGGACGCAATTCAGAGCAGAGAAGGGTGACTATACCCAGATTGGCGACACAAGGAATCTCCCCTTCTCCATGTGCCCTGTTGTCGAATACCGTTCGGAAATGATTGGCGACACCTCCCCGTTTGATGCGGTAGTCTCTTACATCGAAGCTCTCGACTGGGCAATCACTGGCAACTCAAACGAGATTGATCGCATCGTTGACGCAATTCTCCTTCTTGGGAAGAAGCTCTCACCAGACGACCGAGACCACCTCAATGAAATCAAGACCCTTGAGGACATTTCCAAAGACGAGATCACCCCGCAGTTCCTTGAAAAAAACCTTTCACCAGAGTTCCGCAAGTACGTGACCGACCTACTTATCCAAGAGATTTACCGCCACTCGCACACTGTGGACTGGCATACGCAGATGGAAGGGGAAGCAAGTGCAAAGGCTTTGAAGATTAAGCTCTTCGACATGGACATGTTCTCAAAGCGAATTGAGAAGGTCTTTGTAGAAGGCACACAGAAACGATTGGCCTTGCTGAAGGAACTCATTAGGCTGAGGGATAATATGCAACCCGAGCCTATTACTGTATCTTTTGAGCGCACCTTGCCAACCGACAATGAGACGCTTATCCAAGTACTTACTGGTGTGGATTGGATATCTAATCAGACCAAGCAAGAGTGGGTTGGGCTGAACTCCGACATTGAGCAAGAGCGCTTGAGCGGTGAAGCACCGATGATTAACCTTGATGATATTCCTAGCGAAGAAAGCGAAAATATGGTAGACTCTGAGTAAAGGAGTTACTATGAACAAAGTACATCTAATTGATTGCATGGAATTTATGAAGGGAATACCAGACAAATACTACGAACTGGCTATCGTTGACCCGCCGTATGGGATTGGTGAGAGTAACAAACAAAGAAAAAACACTCCATGTAAAAGATGGAAATCTGCAATTAATAATATTCCATACGAGAAAAAAGAATGGGATGGAGAAATACCAGGCAAAGAATATTTTATGGAATTAATGAGAATATCAAAAAACCAGATTATTTGGGGTGGTAATTATATGACTGATTATCTATATCCAAGTATGGGATGGATATTTTGGGACAAACAAACAGGAGAAAGTGACTTTTCTGACGGTGAATTAGCTTGGACTTCGTTTAATAAAGCATTAAGAAAATTTACATGGTTGTGGAGTGGGTTCAAAAAACATAAACCAGAAGATAGAATCCACCCCACCCAAAAACCAGTAGGCCTCTACAAATGGCTTCTCAAGAACTACGCAAAACCTGGGGACAAGATTTTTGACTCCCATGTTGGAAGCGGTTCAATCCGTATCGCTTGTCACGACATGGGATTTGACTTTGAAGGTTGCGAGATTGACAAAGATTATTGGGAAGCACAAGAGGAACGGTATAGCCAACACGCAATGCAGGGGGACTTGTTCTCTGGTTTAGATTTGCAGAAGGAAATCTATCAAGGGGTGTTCTTATGACCTACCAACAGATGCAGGCAGCGAAGAGTAAAACCATTGACTCTATCCTCCTATCAATAGAATCCGAAATCAAGAAGACCTATCGTTTCGGGCGAGACTCCATCACTTCCCTTGTAGGGGATAATTACCAGAAATACCTTGTAGGGGTGGATGGTGCGGACTACTACAAGACGCTGAACCTTTACAATAGGCTCAAGACTATGGAGCAGGAAATCAAGGGCGTGTATATCCAGATTGGCAGGCAGACCAGAAAGACTGTCACGCAAGGAATGTACACCACGTTCGATGAAAGCTACTTGATGGACAGATACACAACAGCCTTCTTTTCCGACCAAATAGGAGCAAACATCAAGTATGCCGCACCTAATCCGATCGTGAGGGAGGTTGCTGTTACTGGCGATGCAACTAGACTGAAGGATATCAGAGACGCAAGACTTCGCAGAATCGCAGAGGGCATGATACCTCCAAGTGGTGACACGCTCACAGGTATCCTTGTAAACAATCTCAACAACGAGCTGACCAAAACGCTCAGAGTGGTTAAACAAGGGCTTATTAATGGACAATCCTACGTCAAGCAAGCACAAGCGTTAAAGGAAACATTCAACGGCAACGCCTACAACGCTCTTAGAGTAGTGAGGACGGAAGGGAATAGATTAGCCAATGCCGGAACATATCTTAACTCAGAGGACTTGAAAGCTGAAGGCGTGAGAATCCGTAGGCAATGGGTAGCAACATTGGACGGACGGACACGAGACAGCCACCAAATGCTAGATGGACAGTACGAGGACGAGAACGGCTTGTTTCATATTCATGGACTCTCTGCTAGGTATCCTGGCGACTTTGGCGACCCAGCGGAAGATATTCATTGCCGATGCACGACAATAGATGTTGTACAAGGATTAGAGCCTACCCTTAGAAGGGGTGTAAATCCAGTTACCGGCAAGAGCGATATTGCATCATTTAGGGACTACGATACTTGGAAGAAGCGTGGATTGAAGTAGGCTTTACAACCTAACAAATCCGTGCTATTATTAACACAGGCACAGATAGTGTCAAGATTGACAGATTAACAAAGAGGTGTTAACATGGCAGATGAAGTAAAGACGAATCAGGAAGCTGGTGGCGTTTCTACTGAAGAGAAAGTGACGAATCCGATTGAGGGTGGCGTTACCGAAAAGGCAGACGATGTTCAGAAGATGATTCAATCGGCTGTAGACAAAACTGCAAGTAAAATCAAGAAAGAGTACGAAGCCAAACTTGCTGAAGCCAATTCAAAGCTTGCCGAAATCCAGAAGTCGCAAATGACTGATGAACAGAAGCGTGAAGCAGAGAAGAAGGAACTAGAAGATAGGGCTAAGGCACTCGCAGAGCGTGAACGGAAGCTGACCGTCATTGAGGCTTTGGCTGATGTGGGCTTGCCCCCCGATTTTGCAAATCGCATCAGTGGTAAAGACGAAGATGAAATCAAGGCTGACGCAAAGGCACTGAAGGAATTTCTCGACAAGAAGGCTCATGAGATGAGCGAAGCCGAGATAGCGAAAAGGCTACAAGGTGACATCCCAAAAGGCGGAGCCACCAAGAAGAAACTCACCTATGAGGAAATCGCACAGATACCCGACAGGAAAGAGCGAATCAAAGCCTACAAAGAACATGGTTATGCGTGAGGTAAACTATGGCATATGATGAGTTTAAGCCACAATTGTGGTCTGACATTATTTTGGACAACTTGGATAAAGCCCAAGTATTTGGTAATTTAGCTAATCGTTCCTTCGAGGGACAGATTAAGGGAATGGGAACCTCCGTCAAGATTAACGAGGTCGGTGAGGTAACAACTGCTCCTTACTCCGGCACCGTCAACTACGAAGAGCTTAATGACTCTGATAAGATTTTGCAGATTAACCAGAGTGTTTATGCTGGCGTTACTCTTGATGACGTTGACGCAACTCAGTCTAATGTTGAACTGATGAACAAGCTTTCCCAGAGAATGGCGTATGCTATCAGTGATAACATTGACCAGTATCTTGCAGGGCTTCACGCAGAAGCAGGGATTACTGTTGGTGGCGCAAACTCCGTCAAAGAGATTGACAGTGCTGTTGCGATCTCTACTATCACTGGCATTGCTCGGCAGATGGATGAGAAGAATGCCCCACGTGCTGGAAGAGTTATGGTACTCCCTCCTTGGTTCGTTGAGAAACTGGTTCTTGCCAAGATAATCAGGGACACTGACAACTCGGCCACTATGACCAATGGCTACCTTGGCAATTACCTTGGTTTTGAGATGTACATGAGCAACAACGTTGTAGCGTCTGGAACCTCCTACTGGCTCCCCATGTTCTTTGTTAAGGGTTATACCATTGCTCACGCACAACAGATTCTCAAAGTTGAGGCTCTCCGCTCTGAGACATCCTTTGCCGACAAGCTTAGGACTCTCTCGGTCTACGGCGCCAAGGTCTTGTATCCCAACACTCTTGGAAGGATTTATTGTAAGGCGAAAGCTGAGACAACGATATAAGGAATCGGGGGAGAAATCCCCCATAGGAGATTAAATTATGG